TGGCAATTTGTTCATGTTGCTTGCGGGATCAAAAAACTGTGAGATGCGGCGCCACTCCAACTGAATAGATGTCTCGCCCATACCTTCTGGGATATCTTCCTTGAGTTTAATATTCTCTGGTTGGCCCTCTGGCAAGTTCCACTCTACCTTTTCGGCACCAACTCCGATGCGTACAAGTGGCACTAGAGTCTGATTAGTACCGGCCCATTGTTTGAGTCTTGATACCTGTTCATCAACTGACTCACCCTTCAATACCCAATCAAACCCCTCGTCGGTTTGTCTAAATTTCATTTCAAAATTCCTCTGCTTTATCCATCAAACGATGTAAATTAAACTTACTGAAATACTTATGCACATCGCCACGACCTTTATTTTGTTGTAGTTCGTACTGTGCTACGATTTCATCTTGAATGTTCTGTGGTGTCTGTGATAAGTCAACCATAGTTCGGTTGCGAATGTATCCCTCCACCATGTCACCAGTAACCCACTCTTCTGGTTTCTGTGTCTTCCACTCTGCAATGAGAGTTTTGCGAATGGGTCTCTGTCTGTTGCCATTCACAAACACATCATCATCACTGAGAATGTTGGGCACACCATCACCCTTGTCACCAGCGATGATGTGTTCCATTAGAATTTCCTGTGCCGTAGAAGTGATCTCCACAAACTTTTTGCGGATAGGTGACCACTGTTTGACGTTCTCCCACTTCTGCAACTGTTGAAAGTCATGGTCAGCAGAGACGACCAAGAAAGGTTTTGGTTCTTGGAATAATGAGTGTTCGGTTAGATCGTTTGTCTGACTGTAAGCAGCAAGTGTACCGATCACATCATCTGCCTCTGCACCTGTTACATCAATAACAGGGTAGGGCATAAACTCATCAAGTTCCGACTTCACCTGACCCAGACAATCAAAGATAGTGTTCCAATCGTAACCACTGGCCTCTCGCGTTTTTTTGCGGCTTGCTTTGTAGTTTGGGAACACTTCTCTGCGCCAGTACCGGCGATTGTCACAGGCTATGACAACCTCACCAAACTCCTCACCCCACTTGGTTCGGTAACTCAGTATGGTACTCAAAATCATGTGGCGAATCAGATCAAAATCTACGTCACTCGTTTTTCTTTTATTCATCTCAGCCATCAGGTTACTGATACTGATCTGATTATAATCAACTAATATCATCTTCTGTTCCCCATACAATTCCAAGATCGGGATAGTATGTGTACTTCTCCCGTTTTGGATTTCCATCCTTGTCATATGCCATAGCCACACAGTGTCGAATCATTCTCTTTTCCATGTTCGCACCGTAGTAGTCTGACGCCCAATCACCATTCTTTAGGTAACCTTCCATCAATGCAATGTATCCTTTGATCTTTGCATCTTCGGCAATGGCGCCCTTATGGTTTGTCCTTATTTGTTGTCGGATCGCAGGCAACTTGTCACGGTTCTCTTTGATCCACGACTTCACCGTTTGAAAAGACAGGGGATTGTCTTCGGGCAAAGCAAGGACATCTGGGTGGATGTTTTTGTATGTGGGTGGGTTGGATTTGGCACGTTTCTCTCGCGCCAACTTGAGACGTTCCGCAGCTGCGGCACGTTGTTCTTCGGTCATAGGTTTGCGTCTACGCCGAATCTTTGGTTTGGGTGTGGTTGCCATTATGGACTCCTTGTATTACTATTATATAGTAACACAGAGGAACCTCGGATGTCAAGGATTAAAATCCCTTACCGAAATGAAGGATATTACCGATGATTAGTGTTCTCCACTCAGACTTTTCTACGTCAAACACCGTAACGCATGTCGAGCTACCCCTTCCCTTGGTATCCGATTGAGTGCCAGTGCCAGTAGTTTTGGGCACAACGGATTCTTGCAGTGTGGCCTTTACCACTCTTTCGGTCCCATCCTTTTTCCTGTACAAGATATCACAAGTATTGTTGACCAGAACATCCATGACCGACTGTTTGTTTAATGTTTCCATACTTCTTTTCCTTTCATTTCAAAATAAAGATGATTAGCAATTTCACGGTGGCATTTTTCGTCTGGATGATATCCGGGCATTTTGCCAACAAAATCTGGGTGGTCTGGATGTAGATACATGCGAGAGAAAAGTTTAGTAGACATCTCTGGCATCGACGTTACAGACTCCAGTTTATATAACATCTTATCATAAATTCTTCCTTCACGCAAGAGATTATAGTAAGTTTCTTGTTTAAATGATCCCATGTCGAAAAATTCTTGCGGGTCGGAAAACAAATTCATTATTCTATCAAAATTGCCAGACCTCACCAATCTGCTCACACTGGTGCATGTTTCGGCTTCATCTATCACCTTCAATCCAGCCAAAACCCAGTTCCACATTTCTACATTATGAAAAGCATCCCATATATAACACGGAATATTTTTCGATCTGAACATGTAGACTAGAGATTCTACCAACCTCAACGTATCTAAGGATTGATGAATTGGGGAGTTGAATAAATCATGAGATAATATATCATCCTTCATCAAACTAAAGTTCGTAAGACGTTCATCATTGTTATTTCTAAGTTCTCGGAGATCATGACTATTCCAGTTAGAGTTTTCTTCAACCGAACCGAGTCCACACAAATCTTGCGTGTCACTGTAAATGCCACCCTTGCTCCATCCAATAAAATCAACACCAACGTGTCCATCGTTATCACACATCACCGCACACGGTCTACTGGGTTGCCACCTATTAACAAAGTTTTCATTTACAGGCACTTGAAATCTTTCTGGCCCACTCAGTTGAATTACTGCGGCACCACTAAAATTTTTATTATCTGGGTTATCAAAATAATCCAGTGTAGTTCTCCACGTTCTCCAGTTGGAACCACCACCCCTAGCAAGATTGACAGGTTCTAAATTTAATTTTTCTGCAAGGACAGCAGACCATCTGAGTTGTGCTCTTTGCTCTGGATCAACCCACTGATATGGCCGGTTTTTGTCTCCGTCAAAATATCTGGTTTCTTCGGATAACTCTGCGCCCAGAGTGACAGAACAACCATTTACAAATAGTTTAGTCATTGTTTTCCTTGTCTATCAACCATCCCAATTTTGTTCTGAGAGTTTTGTCAAGTCTTCTAAACTGAGCCAGTTCAGTTTCACTCAGTTCTTCTGTTTCTTCTACTTCTGGTATCACAACCTCTTCGACCACTGTATCATCTATACTGACAGCGGTGATTACCTCACCCCGCCTCTGCATCCATGTCATGTTTGATGAGATAACCAGAAGAATAGCGAGAGGATCGAATACCAAAACAATAAGGATAATAATCCAGCGGACAGCTGCATCAAAATGATCTTGTGCTTCGTCTCCATAAATTAACTCCGCGATATATTTTAGAGGCCCAACTTCCGCCTCAAGAGCCAAGGATTGTTTCTGTATAGGGATGAGTTGAGTTTGAATTTCTTCGATAGTTGTGTACGCAGTGTCGATCTGAGCGTTGATAGTTCGCCTTTCCTCTGCCTGCCCCTCACGAACCGCGAGTGACCCCGACGGCCCTCGGATTCTATCGTATTCGATGAGAGTTTGTACGGCACCGTCGAGTTGAGACAATACAGTCTCTGCATCTTCAATAATAACCTGTTGACGATCAATTCTGCGTTGAAAGTTTTGTATCTGAAGTTCATTGTTGCCACCCGCGCTTACGGTATGTTCAATGTGTGCCTTTGATAAGAACCCAAAGATGCCTATACTAGTTATAATAGACAAGACTACAACAGCAACAGTAAAATAAGATTTCAATAAAACAGCGGCGGTGTCCCAGTTTCGGTACAACCAAGATGCAGTAACCAGTTTCGCCACCTCCAATACCGCACCCATAGTGAGAATGGGAATCGCAGCTGCGGGAAAAATTGCCATCAGTCCTACGATGGAAAACCATCCGGCGACTGCGGAAACGGATAGTGCTGACAATACTAACAGAGACAAAAATATCATTGGAATGTTTTCTTTTCTAATTCTATCAGCGTCATCTCATTCTTTTCGTCATTACCGTCTTGTACGAAACTGATTTGGAATGGGGAGAGGTCTTCTATGTAGTCTTCAGCCTCGGCCGTAAGATTAAAGTCGGGGGATGGCAACAGAGGGGAATTGCACTCCATTGACAGGACATCCTCAAAAGAGATTGTGGTGAAGTTTGGGTCTTCATGTGTTCGTTGATGAAACAAATACACCTCCGTCATTCTTTCCGCGAAATTACGGGCGAGTTTGTTTTTGTCAATATTGTCAGTAGATACTTCTACGGGCGCCTCATCATTTTTTTCCCACTGCCACCTTTGCGACATGTTGGCAAGTGCAAACGATCTCCACTGAGAAACCAATTGTCTTCTAATGTAAACTTTTTGATGTTCTACTATATCACAAAGACCATGAACGTGAGGGTAACCCTTAGCAATCAGTCTTCTATCAGCATCCTCTATCGTGTCTGCGTTATCCATAAAAAATTCTGGGGGTTGCATACATGCGGCTTCAAATAGATTGAAGTGACATGAGCTGCCAGCAAATTCTATAGATTGATAAAGGGGGTCTTTGCCTTTTCTAAAAGCCGTACCATAAGCGTCGATGTCAGGATATTTCCCACCAGTATCCCAATCCAAGTCCTCAAGACCAGAGTACAACACTGGGTCGGCCTGGCATCTTGCATACTGGTAGTGCCAAGAACCATTTCTCGGTCCACCGAATATAAAAACATGATCTGTCATTTTGGTTTCCACTCTACGGGCGTAAACTCTGACAAGTGACTTCTTCTCAACCTAATATTCAACATGTCGTTGAGACAGTTATCATCTTCTCTTTGTTGCCACTGCAAAAGAAATTCTTGCATCTTTGCATGAGATTTTTTCTCATACTCCGCAATAGTTACTTTGGTCAGTTCGCCCTCATACTCTTTTACTATTGTGCTACTGCCATAATATTTCTCATACAGATTTTGTGGTTTGCATGAGTATCCTATGTAATATCTTCCGTCTGGAAAATATGTGCAGTAGACTCTATGTGTCTTCTTTGAGGAGGTATTTTTCTTTCTCTTCTTCGTGGTCATAACCATCAGGTAACTCTTGCACTGTTGAGTTACTATTTATGGTCTTGCCATCACCCCACAATCTCTTCATAGCATCTTCTTTGGACACGGATTCAAGTTTTGGTTTCTTATGTACTTGTTTTGATTTTGCCACGATATGGTCTCTCCATTCCACGGTAAATGATAAGTTTCCACCAAGGCAGATTCCTTGGTATTTTTTTCATGGTGTATTCCCAAGCCACACCATCAACATCCTGATATACACAGTGGTATCCTCTCCACCGTTTACTTGCTATGGGTATTACTTTACCAACGAATCCCTCAAACACCAATCTCTTGACTGCGTAGTACCAGCAGTTTGAGTATGGGGTGAGCAGGACAATTGGCATTAACAGGAACCACAACAAAAACAACCACGCGGTCATTAAAACTCTAGGGATTTTCATCTTCTATTTTTTCTACTTTCATTTCACACTTCTCTAGAAATTTCAAACCTTCGTCTGTTCTGAGGTGTGGGTTTTTCCAAACCACTCTGGAAATACCAGATTGGTATATGAGTTTGGCGCAATCCAAACACGGTGCTGTGGTGACAAACAATGTAGCCCCAACACAATTTTCATTTGATCTAGCAACCTTTGCGATTGCATTTGTCTCTGCATGTAACACTTCGGGTTTGGTTACATTCTCAACTTCACATGTGTTATCCCATCCAGAAGGCATACCATTATATCCGATAGAAATAATTCTATTCTCTTTTACAATGATACAACCAACCTTTAATCTAGTAGCAGAAGAAAGGTTGGCGTATACTTGAGCGACCTGCATGTGTGCATAATCAAACTTTACCACTCAATTTCTTCCTCGGCCTCATCGGGAAACAATTCCCGTTGATTTGGGTCATAGAAATCTTCTAGTTTCCCACCGCAGAAAGAACAAAATGATACCTCGTAATGCTCACCTGACATATCATGTTTTATTTGATAAGTTGCCTCACAGTCTTGACATTCTATATACAACGGTTTCATGCAGCAGTACCCCAGACATCTCCCCAATCACCAGACAGTGCGCCACGGGCGTAGTCTGTTGCACGATTCTCAAAGAAATTCGTGTGGGTCGGTGCGTTAATCATCTCTTCTACCCACGGCAGAGGATTCTTCTTAACCTTGAAGATACCCTTCATACCGAGCGAGATCAATCGACGGTCACAAATATATCGAATGTATTTCTTCACCTCTTCGTTTGTGAGTCCTTCCATTGGTCCCATGGCAAACGCGAGATCAATAAACTTGTCTTCTAGTTGTACCATTTGCTCGGCAATGGTGTAGATTTTGGATTTGAGATCATCATTCCACAGATCAAGGTTCTCTTCAACATATGTTCGGAACAGTTTAATCATAGACTCGGCGTGCATTGTCTCATCAACAATAGACCAAGTTACAATCTGTCCCATACCCTTCATCTTTCCGTGTCGCGGGAAGTTCAGAAGCATAATGAATGATGAAAAGAGTTGCATACCCTCGGTAAAGGCAGAGAACGCGGCAATGTTTGTTGCAACCGATTCTCTTGACCCATTGGTGTTAGATAGATCAGTAAAATAATCATGCTTATCGCGCATGGCTTCATATTCAAGGAATTCATTGTATGTACTCTCTGGCATACCCAGAGTTTCGATGAGGTGTGAGTATGCAGCGACATGCAATGCTTCTCTCGCGGCGAATCCCATCAACATCATTCTGACTTCTGGTTGGGGGAAGTATGGCAGATAGTTTGTTACATATCCACCAGCGACATCAATATCACCTTGAGTGAAAAAACGAAAGATGTTTGTTAAAAATGCTTGTTCTGACTCGTTTAGTCTACTCTTCCAATCTTTTACGTCTTCTGCCATCGGTACTTCGGTGTGTAACCAATGTGATTGTTCGTGTTTCAACCACGCCTCGTATGCCCAAGGATAGTTGAAAGGCTTGAAGTAATCTCGGTCCTGCGTTAAATCTGTTTTAGCCACTTACTGCTCCTTAGAAATGTGTGTCCCACTCAGGGGTCATAGAAAATTTGATTAGGTCTTCGTATCCACCAATATGATAATCACCAATGTATATCTGAGGAACCCGTCCCTCGGATTGATATTCTTCGGTGTACTCTACTTCCATCCCCATTAAAAATCCTTTAGCGTCATCACAATAGCTACAGTCATCTCTTGAAAGAATTTTTACCTTACTCATTGCCGGTGTCCTCTTTGTTTATTTGTTTGAAACCCCATTCCCTTTCTTTACACCACCAACATTCACCACACCGACCTCTATTCAATTCCGTACAACTGTGAGTAATAGGCATAATCTCATCCGCGATCCCAAGTGTAAAGCCCCAACGTATAGTTTGGTCTTTGGTCATATTTGCGAATGGTTGTCCTACAAACTCCTTGTGTTTTTCTTCCGGTTCCCATCGGTCATTGGGTAGAGGATATCCCTCTGGCAACATGTCACGTTGATTCGGGGGATACTTGTTCGCACCGTTCAACAGGTAGTCGGCATATCCCTTTTCAAAAATTTCATATGCGCCACTTGTGACGTAATCTGAGGGATTGTCTGAGCTGATCTGTCCTACGAGTGTTGTTTTGATTGTTGGTATTTTCAATCGCTGACAAGACCATTCCAATACTTTGTTTGCGTAGTGTTCTGCACCGTCCAACTTAGGGACTGTGAAGGGGTTACAAACTTGGTTTCGCGCAAGACACACAGATTTGGCAACATACCACAATACTGCGCTGTCCCATCCACCGGATATCACAACAGCGATCTTTTTATTTATCGGGATCATTTTTTCTAAAGTGTAAAACATTCCCATTATCCTTCGCAGGCAAGACAAGAATCTTCATCAATAAGAGACTGCATATCTATCTCTTTGATGACCTCTCTTTCGATCCTCTTTGATACTCTGTCTGCCTTACCTAGTTTCTCTGATCGGCAGTAGTACATAGTCTTCAATCCACGTTTCCACGCAAGAAAGTGGACAGCGTGTAGATACTTGATGTTTACATCGGGTCTGAAGAATACGTTCAATGACTGCGCCTGATCGATAAAAGACTGTCTGTCTGCGGCGTGTTCGATTACCCACCGTTGATCGATTTCCATTGCGGTCTTGAAGATGTCCTTCTCCCAATCATCAAGAAAACTTAGATGTTGCACTGAACCATCATTGGCGATTATCGACGACCAAGTTTCGTCATAATCGATCTTCGGATTCTCTTCAATTTTACTTTTAATGAGGACATCCAAATGCTTATTTTTGTTGAGATACGCACCACTAAGCGTGTCCTGGCGATATGCGTTAGCCCTAAAAGGTTCAATAGACGGTGAAGTGTTACCCATGATAATACTACTACTAGCATTGGGAGCGATAGCCATAATGTGACTAAATCTTCTCCCTGTGCCTGCTGCGTCAGGCGCTTCACCTCGTTCTTCACCAAGTTCCAAGTTTGCGTCATTTAAACGACTCCTGATTAATTTAAACATTCTTAGATTAGCACCCTTCGCCATTGCATTTTCCCAAGGCAATCCTTTCTTTTGCAAATATGCGTGAAAACCTAGAGCACCAATACCAATACTTCTTTCTCTAATTGCAGAAAACTTGGCCCTCTTCACTTGATCTGGGGCGTTGTCAATAAAGTATTGCAGTACGTTGTCCAACATCTCTGCAACATCTTTCAAGAAATTACTGTCCTTTGACCATGCGTCATAGTTTTCCAGATTGACGGAAGAGAGACAACACACGGCAGTACGTTCTTCGTTAGTCGGAAGAATGATTTCAGAACACAAATTTGATTGATGAATCTTCAGTCCCAAGTCCTTCTGGAATTCTGGAAGATTTCTATTACTGGTATCAATGAAGTGAAGATATGGTTCACCCGTCTCCATGCGTAGTTCCAGAATCTTCTGCCACAGTTCCTTGGCGGACACCGTGTCGCGAATTGCTCCACTATGGGGGTCAGTAAGGTTCCAACCATCATCGGCGTCAGGGTCCGCCATGCACCGCTCTACGAGTTCCATGAACCTGTCGCTGATGTTGATGCCATGATGTAAATTCAAACATCTCCAGTTTTGGTCTCCTGTTGGTTTACGCATCTCCAAGAACACTACAACATCTGGGTGTGAGATGTCCAAGTATGTGGCATAGGAACCACGGCGAGTCCGTCCTTGTCTGTACGCCAGACAAGAGGCGTCATATGTCTTGAGGTGAGGCATAACACCGACCGACTTATCGTCACTGGCGCGGATACCGAACCCGATACCGACACCACCACCTAACATAGACAACCAGTTTGTTTCCGAAAGATTTTCAACAAGACCTTCGGCGGTGTCGTTGATGTAATTTAGAAAACAAGAAATAGGCATACCACGTTTCGATCTACCGTAAGATAGAATCGGGGTTGAGTATGACAACCAATGTTTACTGGAATACTCGTACAATCGCTGAGCGTGTTCTGGATTAGAACCAAACGCCTTGCTGACGAAAGCAAATCTTTGTTGCGGAGTCGTTTCCTCATCCGTCATGTAACTTTCTTTCAGTCTTTGCAGACCCAACTTGTCAAATAAATCATCACGCGAGGTATCAATCTGAATACCCAGATATTCTTGTTTGGCCATAATCTTATTTCTCTTCTAGTGCGTCTACTATGTCTGGGAAATGAATGCCAACGATGTTCCAACATTTGTCGGCAATTTTCATGTGTTCTTTTTGTGTACCGTTCTCACGGCGTAGTTCGCAATAGTGAATCCAAGAACGCAATGTACCACCCATATACAGTGTTGATTCTGTAAGTCCTTCTGGTAATACTGCTCTTGCCTGTTCCTTTGCGATTCCGTTGTCTAACGCCCACTGGTAAATCTTTTTTGTCTCATGGATATGTCGGTGTTGCATCATATTCCATTCTTCAGACAAACGTCCTTCTGGGGTTGAAAGTCCGTCTTTGCGGACACGGTGATCTATTTCGATGCTGTTCTGTCTATTCTTGGGGTCTTGCAATCTTGCTTGACGAGAAGTAAAATTCTCACTGACCGCATACCGCTGACTAAACTCTTGAAAACTAAAACTTCGATGTCTCAAGATTTGTCTGGCGATATCCCGCGTAGTTTTAATCTCCATTGTCATGTGTACCATTTCAAATGGAGACCAGTGATTATTTTTTGCTAAGTACCGCAAAAGTTTGGGAGAGGTTTCTTTATTATTCTGGTTGTCGGGGTTACTCACCCTAGCAACATATGAAACCAACTCTCCCGCAGTGCCACATCCTGTGATAGCAGAAGGTTTTGATACACTAATCAAATTCACTTCACTCATTATATATTCCTTTACAACTTAAACTTACTTAGACTTCAATCCATCCTGATACGCGGATACCATCTTCTTCTTTGTTTGACGAGCGTCCAACTTGATACCCTGCTTTGCAGCTTGTGCATCTAGTTGCTTTTTGGTCAACTTCATCAACTCTTCATAAGAAGGTAGTCCGAGTGATGCGAGACCTACGTCATAGTTTGCTTCTACCTGTTCCGGTGTCAGCGATTTTGATGCTCCAGTAGCGTTGTCAATCGCCTTTTCAGCTTTGGGTTTAAACATGAAAGTCCAAAAACCCCAAACAAACAATACTGCGACACCGGCAAGAATTAAAAATTCCATTACCATCTCCTAACATTTTTTCCATTGGTTAAAGTTAAATTGAGCAGACAGTCCACGGTATGTGTTGTTGTCTACTATATCTTGTACGTTCAAACCACTTGTTACCATATCATTTATATCTTTCTGAGATATGCTCTCAGGCCAAATAACGACATTGTAATTCTGATCGACGTACTTTGACATCAACTTACAAACATCCTTGTTCTTCGGTTGATTATCAAAAACGATGCGAATTTTTTCTGGATCAAAACCTAGACTATCTATCTTATTGAAAGATGTTCCGGCACACGCAATGCAGTTGTCAAGAAACAGAGAATCCAGTGGACCCTCAACAACAGTGGCCATCTTTGTGTTATCCACCTGTTCCAATCCAAATACAGTAGGAGCATCTTCCCTAACTTTGACAAGGATGTATCTCAGTGTCTCACCACGCATGGCTCGCAAAGAAACGGCAGTCAATCTACCGTGTTTGTCAAAGAATGGAATTGCTAGTCTGGGTTCCTCCGTAATAATACTCGCCGCATACTTCTCATTCAGTTGTACAACATTTTTTATGTTGTCAATATAGTAAAGTCTGTCCCAAACTTTCTTGGGGATATCTCGACTCTCCACATATTCGACAACCTCATGGTCATATGGTAATGTGCTTACCTTGTCCATTATATTATCTATAAGAGTCTTTACTTTTGGCTGTTCTGGTTCTTCGTTTTTGTCAAAGAGGGTGTGTCCGTTGGGTGTCCAATTGGACCCCGTTGGTTGCCACTGTTTTCTTTCTCCCTCGGTGTACTTCTCTAAACAATATTCCTTGTATGATAATGGGTCAAGTTGTTTCAAAACATTCCCAAAACTAGCTCCGTATCCACATTTGTGACACTTGTAGATCATGTTGTTTTCTTTGCGGAAGAAGTATCCACGCATCTTGTTCAGTTTGCGTTTGGAGTCTCCACAGAAGGGACATCTCACATTAAAGAGATAGTCATTCTTGCGCTTGAATTTCTCAAAACGATAGGAAATGAAGTTTAGGTATTTTACGTCAACATATAGCATCAGTCTATAGTACTAGAAACCCATGTATAAGTCAAGGTCTTTTTTGATTTTCAAAGATTTTTCTAGTCTAGATACGTCATCTGCAAGTCGGGGTACTTCGGTAGGTAGTTGAATCTCTTCCAAGATTTCAAAACATCTTTTTTGGTTGTGTTTTCGGCACTCCAAAGTTTCTTCATGCAATTCTGGTAGTGTGTATTCTTCTCGCAGTCGTTTGAGTTCTCTAACCAACCCTCTTGCCCTGAGATATGGATTTGGTTCCATGTCATACTCGTAGTTGATTATTTGGTGTGGGAAATGAAATCCCCATTCCATGAGTGGGTCCATCATATTTTTGTTGCCAAAAATCAGAGGTAGTCTCATGCCAAGCATCGGTTTCCAAGTTTTTTCTGTATAGAACGTGTGATCTTCATGTGTCTCTACCACCAAGTCAATGAGACACAGATCATACCAAGGCGGGAATCTGTGAGTCTTTTGTTGGTTATCACCTTTCCATACACATCTATCGACATCTTCTCTGTAGTGTTCTACAACATCCCTATAGATGCCTTTGCCGACAAAGGTGACATACTGACCAATACACCTCTGTGACAGTAACAGGTCATAAATCATCTCTCTGTGGGGTCTCTTCTGACCCAACATACATGTATACAATTGGCAGGGTAGGCGGGATGTTTGCCAGTATTGTTCTGGGTCTACGCCGCTGTTTACGATATCCCAACAGGCATTCACCGTATCAATTAACCAGAAGTACGGCCAACTAATAAATTTTGTGTTGTTTTCGGGGTATTGTTTTGGATGTAAGTTACCAGTGATTTCTGTGTAACTTTTGACTTTTAGGGGTCGGTTGTTGTAATCGTAATCAGGTACAATTTCTACTTCATTGGAATTGTAAAACAAAACATCTTCGTTGTGGTATCGTCCACGCAGTAGAGAGTCTTTGGTTTGGTTATCGTTGATTACAATCATTACATAATAGTACCACCAATGTGGCCAAATGTCAACCCAATAAGTTCATAAGACTCGCGTTACCAGCAATAAATCCAAGTACTGCAGCAGCACCCATAATCATCCACTGTCTCTTTTCTACATTGCGGAGTCGTTCTTCTTCTATGCGTTGTTGATCCAACATTGCATCCTTCAAATCTGCTATAGAATCCATGAGACTTTTAGTCTCTTCTTTCATCTCTTCAGATAATTCTCTATGAACCGTAGTGATCCTAGAGTGAAGTTGTTCATACCTCTGGTCAAACATAGAAAATTGCGTCTCCAATTCGATTTCCGTAGCGTTAATTCTAGTTTCGTGAGAAGATAATACTTCTCGTATGGATACGTTTAGTTCTGCAATTTTTTCTATGGAAGTGTCAAGACGACTAAAAAATCCTTCCATTTTTCTGGTATCAGCTTCCAGTACGGCGATTCTGGTCTCAGTTGACATTTGGAAACTTCCTCTTCTTCTTTCTACGTTGAAGAGGCATTGCTATGGATTTTCGGCCTGGTTCACCTTGCGCGTCAGTTCCCAGACCAGCGATTTTACCACCCGTCATTGGTCCTGCAACATTAGCGATTTCTTCTCCCATCATGAAATATTTGAATGGGACATTACCAGCTTCTAGAATTTTAGCCTCAGTGATTACATTTTCATCTTGTGAATACATATCAAGTAAAACTTGAAATTCATCATCTGACATATTTTCGATGTCATTGTTTTCTCTTATCATGGCAATAGCAGAAGCAAATACTAATAATCTTCTGGCAGCTGCATTTGATGAGGTGGTCAATGCTCTACGAATTTTGAATCCGAGTCTATCTAAAAAGGTGTATGCGTTTCGTTCTTCGGAGGTGCGAGGGTCTTTAATTTTGTTGCCTTTATTGTCGATGATACCCATCTCAAAAGCTGGATGCTTCTCGTAGGGTGTACTAAACAACCTGAGAAGTCTTATCGCTACGAGACTATCAACTACAGTTCTTGACATCAGATATTCCTAAGTATGTTAATAATTTTAAAGTCCAGTGGTATATCATCACCGCGAACACCACCAGTAATTATTGACTCCAAAGGCATCCGGTTTAGGAATACCAAAAAAGTTTTTAGTATTGACCAATGTTGTTTATCAATCTTGTAAAACAACATTGGAGTAGCATGTCTATCAAACACGTTGTATAATACTATAAGGTGATTCAAGATGAGTCTGTCATTTAATTGACCCGATCTTTCATATCTTCTAAACAGCCTCTTCAGATACTTGAATCTTTTTACATCTTCCTCAAAGTCTTCGATCCCCGAACACTCTGGACTGTTGTAATGTTTTATAGCATAAACAAGATAATTACTTTCATTCAATTCAATCATATTATTATTAGGTTACCGCAGCAGAACCCCCAACCATCCACCACTTCGATCCTGCATAAATCAGAAGGGCGGTGTCACCAGCACTGTCAAAGGTAATAGTGTCATGTCCCAGATCGCTGTCATCCAGCAAAAGGGTCACGGCACTAGCATTAGAAGTCATGATGATAGTTTTTAACTGACCCGTAGTTCCACCAGTGAGGGTAAGAGTACCACCAACAGCAGGATCAACAATCAGATGTACGTTGTAATCATTTGACAATACACCAGCACTTGTAACATTTATATGATCTCCAATAGAAACCTTGTCTGCGAACAATGTTGGAGTAGAAATCTGTCCAAATATGTTTGCAGTACTAACTTTCTTACTGGAACCACCTTGTACAAGGTAGTGGGTATCATCAGCGGCCACCGAGGTGGCCGCAGTGAGTTCTGATAGTTTTGAATCAGACATCAGTTAAACCTTATGAGTCGGGGAATTCAGTATCGTCATCATCGGCAGTAGCGACAGCAGTACCCGTTCCAGTACCAGCGCCAGAAGCGGTGAATACTGTGCCTGGGTTAGAGTCAGCGGCACCAACTGCGGTGAAGTCGGTAGTTCCAGTGGTAAGAATTTTGTACTCAGTTGCGGCGGCAAGAGCAGTAGCGACAACACCTACAGCCGCCTCGTATACTGCGTCAGTAGATGCGGATGCCATAGCAACAAGAGTTTCATACTTCTTGCGCGAACCGACAGTAGTTCTCCGTACCCAACCGGGCTGTGTAATACCAGCAGTAGCAGC